ACCGGTTACTTCTGCACAACCAAACGATCAAGCAGCTGCTCGACTTCGGACTGACCGACCAGGACATCGATGACGGCCTGACAACCCTGCTGGCCATCTACGCAGCCGAGGGGATCACCCCGAAAGAGCAGCACCTGGTTGATGGATTGGTGTAGATGAAGCGGGATGCTGCATGACCGAAGGCACCGCCAAGGCACCTAGATCGATCCATACGGCGCGACCACAGGCTGGTTGGCACATGGGTAGCATCGCCTGCATTCAATCGCTTGTAGGCCGTTTAATCAATTCTGTACAAGCCTCAAACGAACGTATGGGTTTTGTACAACCAGGGGGGATGCTGCGACGTGTGCCCTTGGAAGCGGGTGCAAACCATATGCGCCAGCGCTACCTGCGCGATAACGCGGGCGTTGACGGGCGCGATAAAAAACGACCCTTCCCCCCTCCCCCTCACCGTAGCGTTGCGGGGACTTCCCCCAATTTTTCCTCAGAATTTTCTGAACTTTGTACACTCGCCATTTGAAAGGATTGATTTATGGCATACGAACTGAAGCCTGGACAAGGCAAAGCCTTTGTGAACAAGACCAAGACCGAGGACTGGCATGCGCCGTACTCTGGTGAGGTTGTTTTGCCTGATGGCTCGCTGCACTACCTGGAGATCACGCCTGGCAAGACGCAGGCTGGTGAGCATTGGTTTAGGGTGAAGGTTGGCAAGCCCAAACAAGCCAAGCCTGCTGTGGCTGCTCCGGTGGCGCAGGTGTCGGAAGACTCTGACATACCGTTCTGATGGCAAGCCGTAAGCAGCCGACGCAGATACCCAGTGTTGCTGGCTGGGGTGGCACCAGGTCGATTGAGCGCAGGCTTGAGAGATCGTCCACCCTGGCTGGCAACCGGGAGGCTGTGGCGTATGCGCTCTTGTGCATGGCCAACACGAAGATCAGCGACATCATGACTTGGGATGAGTCTGGGAACGTGACGGTTAAGGCTGCGCACCAGATACCCGAGCATGCGCTGACTGCGATCAAGTCGATCAAGCAGAAGGTTGACCGGGATGGCAACTCGACGCTTGAGATCGAGCTGTATGACAAGGTCGGGGTGCTGCGCATTCTGGCCAAGGCTTCTGGCCTGCTGGACAACCCAGATGAATCTGACAAGCCATCGGTGATTGGGATCAATATCAAGTCCCCGATCAGTGACATTGTGGATGTAAAGGAAGACTGACATGGATGAAATCTTTATTGGCCGAATGATTAGGGTGCTTGAGCTTGAGCTTGATACAGACCTTGGTGACAAAGAATGGGAAAACATTTGCGACGAAAAGCTGGACTTGTTGATTATTCTTCGCGAAATCAAAAAAGGTATGCATGAGCCGCACTAAAGAACAAAGCTCTAAGCAGATGCCCTCAACGGGGCTGAACCTGGACTTCAGCGCCAGCCCAGAGGTTTGGAATTTCTTGCAAAGCAATGCGTTTGTGCGCGGCATGATGGGGCCGGTGGGGTCGGGAAAGTCCTACGCATGCGCTGCCGAGATCATGATGCGCGCTGTCAAGCAAAAGCCATCGCCCATTGACGGCATCCGCTACTCGCGGTTTGCCATTGTGCGAAACAGCTACCCCATGCTGAAAACCACCACGATCAAGACCTGGATTGACCTGTTTCCAGAGTCCACGTTTGGGCCTTTACTTTGGACACCGCCGATCACCCACCACATCAAGCTGCCCAGCCGGGGTGACGCTGCCGGCATTGACTGTGAGGTGATCTTCCTGGCCCTTGACCAGCCCAAAGACGTGCGAAAGCTCCTGTCGCTTGAGCTCACGGGTGCCTGGGTGAACGAAGCCAGGGAGTTACCGAAGGCCGTGATCGATGGATTGACCCACCGTGTTGGCCGTTACCCAACCAAGCGAGATGGCGGGGCCACCTGGTCAGGCATTTGGATGGATACCAACCCGATGGATGACGACCACTGGTGGTTCAAGCTGGCCGAGAAGGAAAAGCTCACCGGCCAGTTTGCCTGGAAGTTCTTCAAGCAGCCTGGTGGCGTGGTGCCGGTCGATTCTGAAGACCTGCCCGAGATGCCCGAGGCCAACGATCACATCTTTGCTGCCAACAAGTGGTGGCGGGTAAACCCTAGAGCTGAGAATCTGAACAACTTGCCTGCTGGCTACTACCTGCAAATGCTGGGCGGCAAGACGCTGGACTGGATTCGCTGCTATGCCGGCGGCGAATACGTCTATGTCCAGGAAGGCAGACCCGTATGGCCTGAGTATGACGACTCTGTCATGTCTGGCGACACCGATATTGACCCCAATGTGCCCATCCAGGTGGGCCTGGACTTCGGTTTGACCCCTGCAGCCACCATTGGCCAGCGACTACCCAATGGCCGGTGGGTGATTCACCAGGAAATCGTCACGTTTGACATGGGCCTGGAGCGGTTTGGCACCCAGCTGCTGGCTGAACTCAATGCCCGCTACCCCAACCACCAGGTTTTGATCTGGGGTGACCCCGCCGGTATGGCCAGGGATGCCATCTATGAGGTCACAGCGTTCGATTTTCTGCGAACACTGGGGCTTAAAGCCCAGCCAACAGCGTCCAATGACTTCAAAGTGCGCCGGGAAGCGTCAGCCGCCCCCATGCAGCGGCTGGTCATGGGCAAGCCTGGCCTGATTGTGAACCGCGAGTGCAAGCTGCTGCGCAAAGCGCTGGCCGGTGGCTACCACTTCAAGCGGGTTGCGGTGGGTGCCGGGCATGAGCGCTTCAAAGACGCGCCAAACAAGAACGAACACTCGCACATTGGCGACTCATTTGGCTATCTGATGCTGGGCGGTGGCGAATACAACCGCATGACCCGCACGCACCAGCTGGGAGGCCGCGCTCCTGGCATGGCCACAGCTGTTTTGGACTTCGATATCTTCTCATGACCGACCTGATCGACACCGTCAACGAAAAGCTGGCCTGCACCGGCTGCTATTTTGAGCCGATCACCGATTGGCACATCGAGCGCCTGACCGAATATGTCAGAACGCCCTGGCCAATCGATCCGCTCGACACCATTCACTTCAACATGGAGCGCGGCCCAAGCGGTGCCCTGTACTACAACGGCAAACTGCTGGGCATCATTGGCGTTGCCGTGCTGTGGAAGGGGGTCGGTGAGGTGTGGACGATCATCGATGACAGCGTCAAGCACAAGTTCAAGCGCCAGCTGATTGTCGGGGTGAGAACTGCCCTCGATATCGCTCAGATATCTCTGTGTTTGACCCGTGTACAAGTAGCAATAGAATCGGATGCAGATTATGCAGAGAGCTGGCCGCTGGCGCTGGGTTTCACTCTTGAGGGTGTGATGCGCAACTTCGGAATGGACGGCTCAGATTACACACTATATGGGAGGATCAGACCATGCCAGCACCAATCGTCGCAGCTTTGATCGGAGCGGGTGCCACAGCCTACGCTGTCAACCGTTCTCAGAGCGCAGCCGAAAAAGCCAGGGCGCAAGCAGCCGAAGCATCAGCTGCAGCCATCGCCAATGCAAGCAAAGCGCGTGAAGAGGCTGCCTCACAAGCAGCTGCTGCGCGTGCAGCCGCTGCTGCAGAAGCAGAAAAGAACAGAACCGCCGCCATGACCGAAGCTGAAAAGAACCGCGCAGCTGCTGCGGCACAGGCTGAAGCATCCAGGCTAACTGCAGCAGAACAAGCCAAGCTAACACGCGATCAGCAGACAGCATTAGCAGCTCAGCAAGGTCAATTGACAATGTCGCAGATTGCAGCTCAAAGAGAGGCTTCAGCATCTGCCATGGCCCAAGCTCAACTTAGCGCTTCGCAGCAAGCGGAGATGATGAGGAGCTTGACGGCTCAACAAGCTGCCTCTGCAGAAGCCGCCAAGGCCCAGCTCTTCCAGCAGCAAAAGCAGTATGAAGAGCAAAAAGCCTCAATGCAGAAGCAGGCCAAAGACCAGGCAGCTGCACTTGATGCCGAGCGCCGCAAGATTGCTGAGCGCGAATCTTCCCAGATGACCGCACGCCGCCGCGCTGGCCGCCGCTCCTTGCTGTCAACTGCCAGAATGACACCAGAGCTTGGCCTGGCACCAGCAGCCAATGACGAAAACCAGCTGAAGACGCTGCTGGGAGCTTGACATGGCAGTCATCAAGCCTGTCAACAGTGTCTTTGAAGAGATCGATGGACAGCTGATCTCGCCGCTAAACGATGGCAACTCAAGCCCATTCGTTCCGACTGTCAGTGAGGAAGACAAAGCTGCTGGATTTCAAGCAGAGCTGGATCGACTTGCTGCTGAGAACGAGGCCAAGATTAGGGCAGAGGACGAAGCTGCTGCGGCCAAGCTGAAAGCTGAGAACGACGCAGCACTGGCCAAGCTCCTGGCTGACGAAGAAGCATTCAAGAAGCAACAAGCTGATCTTGATGCAGCGACCAAAGTCCAACTTGAAGCGCAGGCTAAAGCCGATGCCGACGCATTTGCAAGAGCGCAAGGTGAAATTGCCGCCATGGTTGCAGCTGAACAGCAACGAATGGCCGAGACAGCAGCTGCATACCAAGCCCAGCAAGCCGCTGCACAAGCTGCTGCAGCTCAAGCAGCCAAAGAGGCTGAAGCTGCGCAAGCAGAGATTGCCAGGCAGCTTGCCGAAACGCAGCGCATATCTGCAGAGATGACTGCTAAGAGCAAGTCGGAAATGGAAGCCATACAGCGCACCTCTGCAGCCAAGATAGCGGGAAGCCGCAAAGCTGGCCGCTCAGCAGGTGATCGCTCATTGTTGGCAGGCTACGGCGCTGCAGATATTGGCGCGCCAACGCTTGGTGGCGGTGGAAGTTTAGGTGGCCGAGGCGGCAGCCTGGGCGTATCAGGAACACTGGGAGTATGACTATGAAAATTGAAATTAGCATCGAAAAGAACGGCGAAAAAAAAGAGATGGAAGACGAAGAGCTGTCTCCAAAGAAGATTGCCGAGATGGCCAAGAAGCTAAAGAGCGCCACGCTCAGCCGCAAGGATCGTAAGCTGCTAGCCGACGCCCTGCTCAACATGGAGGACGAATCATGATGAACAAAGAAGTGTGGGACAAGCCCAGGCCCAAAGAGTTGGGAAAGCCAAAAGAGCTGTCTTCTTTGGAAAAGCGTAATGCCATGCGACGTGCAGCGAAAGCTGGCAGGCCGTACCCCAATTTGGTTGACAACATGGCTGCAGCCCGCGACAAAAAATGAGCAAGTACAAAGACCCCGAAGGCGGTCTGACCGAAGCAGGCAGGCGCAAGTTTGAATCGTCTGGCGAGAGCAAAAATCTCCAGCCAGGCGTGAAAGACAGCGCGCCAAGCGGTGAGCGTGCCAGGCGCAAGGGGTCATTCTTGACCAGGTTCTACACCAACCCAAGCGGGCCGCTGGTCAACGACAAGGGAGAGCCGACCAGGCTTGCGCTGGCAGCCAATGCATGGGGTGAGTCTGTGCCCCGCACTCAGGGAGCTGCCGCACGTCTGGCCGCTAAAGGTCGCAATTTGCTTGACAAGTACAAGCTAGAAAAGGAATGACATGGAATACGCAAACAATGCCAAGGGCGGCAAGCGCTTAACGCCCGAAGAGATCATCAAGCGCCAATCGCTGGCGCAGACAAAGAAGGATGAGTTTCAGCAGCTCTACCAGGACGCCTATGAGTTCGCCCTGCCCCAGCGCCAGCTGTATGGCGTTTGGGAAGGTGGTGCTGTTGGCGCCAAGAAGATGCAGCGCGTCTTCGACAGTACAGCAATCAATAGCACCCAACGGTTTGCCAACAGGCTGCAGTCGGTGGTGTTCCCACCGCAGCGCCGCTGGTGCCGTTTGGAGCCGGGTCTTGATATCCCAATGGATCGCAAGCCACAGGCCCAGGCTATTCTTGAGCTGTATGGCGAGAAGATGTTCTCCATCTTGCGCCAGTCTAACTTTGACATTGCCATGGGTGAGTTCTTGCTCGACCTGGCGGTGGGCACCGCTTGCATGATGGTGCAGCCAGGCGACGACGTGAACCCGATCAACTTCATCCCCGTGCCGCTGTTCCTGGTGAGTTACGAAGAAGGCGCCAATGGCCAGGTTGACAATGTCTACCGCCGCATGCGCTTGAAGGGCGAAAGCATTCAGCGCCAGTGGCCAGATGCCGACATCCCGCAAGAGATGCAACGCCGCATTGCTGACAAACCAACTGATGACATCGAGCTGCTTGAGGCCACGATCTATGACGCAACACGCGGCGACTACTGTTACCACGTCATTGACAAGGTCAGCAAAGCAGAGCTGGTCTACCGCCGCCGCAAGGTCAGCCCTTGGGTGATCTCGCGCTACATGAAAGTGGCCGGTGAAATCTACGGTCGCGGCCCGCTCATGACAGCCCTGCCCGACATCAAGACGCTGAACAAGACCATTGAGCTGCTGCTGAAAAACGCATCGCTTGCAGTCTCTGGCGTCTACACCGCTGCCGATGATGGCGTGCTCAACCCCAACACGGTCAAGATCGTGCCAGGCGGCATCATCCCCGTTGCGCGCAATGGTGGCCCACAAGGCCCATCGCTCATGGCCCTGCCCCGCTCTGGCGACTTCAATGTGTCGCAGCTGGTGATCAACGATCTGCGTGGCAACGTCAAGCGCATCTTGCTGGACGAATCCCTGCCCCCAGAGAACATGAGCGCCAGGTCAGCCACCGAGATTGTCGAGCGCATGAAGGAGCTGTCTCAGAACCTGGGCAGCGCGTTTGGCCGACTGATCAACGAAACCATGATCCCCGTGGTCACCAAGATTTTGGAAGTCATGGACGAGCGCGGCATGATCGATCTGCCTTTGCGGGTCAATGGCCTGGAGGTCAAGGTGTCTCCCACCTCACCGCTGGCCAACGCCCAGGCAATGGACGAAGTCAACGCGGCGCTGCAGTTTGCCCAGATCACCCAGCAAATGGGTGCCGAAGGTCAGGTGGCCGTCAAGTTTGGCGACATGATCGACTACCTGGGCGACAAGCTGGGTGTGCCTGCTTCGCTTCGCAACAGCGCTGCAGAGCGTGCGTTTGCCATTGAGCAGCAGCAAGCCCAGCAGGCTCAAGCCATGGCGGCTCAAATGGCCATGCAGCAGCAGGGTATGGCACCGCCTGGTCAGCCTGCCTTGCCGGCACCGCAAGGAGCGCCAGCATGAGCTGGGATGAGCTCGACGCCATCGGCCAGGTCGATATCCGCGAAGCCAACCAGCAGCGCGATGACCTGGCGCGCCTAACACTTCGCGTGTTTTCGACCGAGGACGGCAACAAGCTGCTGACCTGGTTGCGCGACATGTATGTGAATGTGCCCATCGCCGTGCCGGGCACAGACCCGTCCCATGCGTTCTTTGCTGAAGGGCAGAGAAACGTGGTTCGGGACATCGAGGCGCGGATCAATCAAGCAAGGAAACTATGACGACCGAAACCGAAACCAATGTCGAGCCCAGTTCTGGCCTACTCGACAGCGTGCAGGTGGCAGACGAAAGCAAGACAGAGAACCCGCAAGCTGTTGAGATCGACCACAAGACGACCACAGCAATTGACTTGGCACCAGGCACCATTCCTGGCACGCCAAAAGAACGCCCGGATTGGTTGCCAGAGAACTTCTGGAACCAGGACAAAGGCGAAGCCAACATGGAGGCCATGGCCAAGTCTTATGCTGACTTGCGCAAGGTGGTCAGCCAGGGCAAACACAAAGCCCCAGAGGGCGGCAAATACGACACTGCAGCGCTTGGCGTGAAGGACATCGAGGCCGATCCACTGGCAAAGCAATACGTTGGCTGGGCACAGAAGTACGGCATCAGCCAGGTGGCATTTGATGAGCTGGCGCAAAACGTCAACCATATGGCTGCTGAGATGGCTGGCCCGCCCATTGACACACAAGCTGAGATGAAGTCTCTCGGCCCCAACGCCAACGCCGTGGTCAACGGCATGGTGGACTGGGCACGCGGCCTGGTCAACAAGGGCGTGTGGAGCAAGGACGACTTTGAAGAGTTCAAGATCATGGGTGGCACAG